TTTGCTTGGCTCGGATGGGAAGTTGTCAGTCGCTTATGCAAACGCCGCTTTGGTTTCTTGTATTAAGATTGCACAGCGTCTTCTTGCGCTTGAACAACAACTGAAAGATAAAACATGACACACCTTCCCATTTGGTACATGGGCCAAATCCCGACAGACGTATGCGATGCGGCTGTTCGGGAATTTATGGCTATTGAGCCGCAGTCTGCGTCTATGGGCGCAAATGGCGAGTATGAGGACAAGACTCACCGCGACACGGTTCTGCGTTTTGCCCCTGACAACCATTGGTTTGGCGGAATCATGTACCAGCATGGCATGGCTGCAAACCAAGCCACAGGGTGGGGCTATGACATCACAGGGCATGAGAACGTCCAATTCGGCGCATACGGCCCTGCTGGACACTATGGCTGGCACATGGACACCTTTCCTCTTTCAGGCCAGCCGTTGGACCGTAAAGTCAGTGTCATTTGCCTGATGAGCGACCCTGATGAATACGAGGGCGGCGATCTTGAAATCCAGTTGTACCAAGACTACAAGGTGGATATGCAAAAGGGGCAGCTTATTGCTTTTCCTTCTATGCTTCAACATCGCGTTTTGCCTATAATTTCGGGCATTCGGACCAGTGCTGTTATCTGGTTGAATGGCCCAAGGATGCGATGACATGGACAACCAACAACTTTTCAACCTCGTAGTATCCGTTGCTGGAGGGTTGGCTATTTATGTCATCAACAGTCTGACCAGAACCATTCAAAAGCTGGAAGACAAAGTTGGTGACATGCCGCACATCTATGTTGCCAAAGACGATTACCGATCAGACATTGCTGAAGTCAAATCCATCCTGAAGCAAATCTTTGACAAGCTGGACGGCAAGGCCGACAAACCATGAAAGACTTTGCCGAGGCTTTGGTCGCGGCAGTTTTGATTGTCGGGATAGTCGTATGGACTGTCAAAATTCTTTTTGAGGTGATGAAATGATTGCGGAACTTGCTGCTGCCAACGCCGCATTCAACGTCATCAAAGCCGCGCTGGCTAACGGCAAAGAGTTGTCCGCACTTGGTGGCCGAGTGTTTGATTACTTTGACAACAAGGCCAAGATTCAAGAGAAAGCCACCAAGAAAGCCGCTGGTGGCGCTGAACGCTCCGACATGGAAGAGTTCATGGCCTTGGAGCAACTCAAGCAGCAAGAAGAACATCTGCGCGAATCAATGGTCTACGCTGGCCGTCCGGGCATGTGGGAAGACTGGGTAAAGTTTCAAGCGCAGGCCGCAAGGCGCAGGCGTGAAACGCAAGAGGCCGCAGCCCGTGCTGTTGCTCTCCGCAAGAAAAGAGCAGAGCAGTTTGTTGAGTATGTCGCCATTGGCATAGCAACAGCAGTTCTTGCTGGCCTGATGATCTACGGCATCGTTCTGTATATGAGGCATCTGCGATGAGTGACGAAAAGCTAAACGCAGACTCTACGCTTGACAAAATCCTTGGGTATGTTGACAGCCCATTCAAGCTGTTTTCCATTCTCATAATGGGCATCGTGGCGTTTGCTGGATACTTCCTCTGGCAGAACCAAGACTTTATGCGTGACGCATACAAAGAGTCCAAGAAGCTGCCAGAGATAAACACCGCTAGGACGGATGAGGCCAGCGCAATGTTGTTTAAGCACACCAACGCATCCGTGGTCGCAATATTCAAAGTCAATCCGCTGTTTAACAGCCGTGTGCTGTACAAGGCGTACACCAAAGACGGCAGAGATAAAAGCATTGAAGACATTGACGTTGGCCTATTCACTCACAGCGCCCCTAACAACAGCGATGTGGTTAAGCTAATGACCAATGAGATTCCGTGTGGCGAGTACCGCTACGCCCAGTCTGAGGTGGGGCTTTGGTACATCGAAAAAGGTGTTGGCTTTACTTGCCGGGTAAGCGTACCGCCAGACAGCCCAAGGTTTGTTGGACAAGTCACAGTTGGATGGCCTCAACAACCTGAGAGCCTTGAGCAAATGAAATTTATGCTGGAAATTGCTGGCACTATGTTAACCAAAAGGGGCAACTGATGTTTCCATTAACAGCACTACTTGAAATGGGCGGCAAACTTGTTGACAAGTTAATTCCCGATCCAGAAGCTAAAGCCAAAGCAACTGCTGAACTTGCAAAGATGGCGCAAGACGGTGAGTTGGCAAAGATGGCAAACGACACCAAGTTGTTTGAGACTGAGCAAAACAACCTCACAGACCGCCTCAAAGCAGATATGGGGTCTGACTCTTGGCTGTCCAAGAATATTCGCCCTATGACCCTTCTGTTGATTCTGGGAGGCTATTTCACCTTTGCCATGATGTCTGCCTTTGATTACGACACCAACAAGTCGTATGTTGAGTTGCTTGGACAGTGGGGTATGTTGGTGATGTCGTTCTACTTTGGTGGACGGACATTGGAAAAGATCATGGACATGAAATCTGACAAGAAGGAGCAAAAATGAGAGAGAACTTTGCTGAAGCGCTGCAAAAAGTCTTGCACCACGAAGGCGGCTTTGTGAACCATCCAAGCGATCCGGGTGGCATGACAAACCTTGGCTGCACTAAAGCTGTCTGGGAAGAGCATTGCGGCCATCCAGTGGACGAAAAAACCATGAGGGCATTGACCCCGGTTGATGTGGCTCCGCTGTACAAGCGAAAGTATTGGGACAAGATCAAGGGCGATGAGTTGCCTGCTGGCGTGGACTACGCTGTGTTTGATTGCGCCATTAACAGTGGCCCCGGACGAGCAGCCAAGTTCTTGCAGTCTTGTGCTGGCGTTGAGCCTGATGGCGGTATTGGACCCAAGACATTGGCAGCAGTGAGTGCCATTGTCCCAAAGGATTTGGTCCAAGACTACTCAAAGCGCCGTCTGTCGTTCTTGATGGACTTGCCTACTTGGGGTACGTTCGGCAAGGGTTGGAGCCGCAGGGTCAACGAGGTTGAACAGGTTGCTTTAAAGATGGTTGAAGGCTGATTGGCATGTAGTGGCAAGCCTCAGAGCTACTTGACTCAACACTGACAAAACTTTGACCGTAAGGATTGTTCACCTGTTCAGGGTGACGACTCCATCGGCGGCAGTTCTTGCAGTGTGAGTCTGGTAGCTCTGGCTCACACCTACTGTAGTCAAACGGCAGGGTTCTCATTTTTGTACTGCAACTCAAGAAGCAGTTCTAGGTAATGAATGGCCTTGCGGATGTCCGCAGCGCCATTCTTTTCTTTGTGGCGGGTGACATATTTCACTACGTTTCCTTCACAAAACCCAAGATTATTGGCGTGGATATAGACAATAGGCTGGATGCCTTTGTCTTTGTAGTGGCTACCTGATACCTGTTTATCAAGAGCAGAAGTAGTAAGGTCAAAAATCATCACTACTCCTTGACGAACACACCGTTGGGCATCAATGTGCCTTTGCGGTGCTTGATTTCGGCATAAGCCTCTTCCATGCAACTCACCAAATTGATGTCTTGCAAGGCGCAATAGTTGACCAAGCAAACCATAACGTCACCAACACCATCAATGATGCCTGCGCGGTCTTTCTTGATGGTCGCATCAGCCAGTTCGCCAAGCTCAGACATGGCTTTGAGCAACTGTGTGTCAGGGGTGCTGTTCGGAATGATCTTCCGAGCTTCAGCCCACTGAATGATCTTCATCTCTACATCTGCGTAGCTCATGCTTGCTCCAGTGCGAGGCTATCTTGCTCTTGACGCAGGGCAGTTTCAACAGAACCGCCTTTGGTCACAAGGTCAACCAGTTCGTCTTGTGTTGGGACTTGAACCTTGATGATGCCATCAATTGTTGTGTTGCCAGAAACGCTCACAACATAGTAATGGCCTTTTGTGCCAACGCCAGATGTAATTGTTGGCGTGTTGGTAGAAGCGTTCCATGTGCCTTCGTAAGTCAAAGCGCCTTGCAGTGAAGCAGGGATTTGCGACAAAGGAACAGTGCCGCTGGAGTCCAGAGTTGCCACACCGTTGGCAGCGCCAGCAGTCAAAACAGCAGCAGAGCCAAGACCAAGGTTGTCACGCGCATCGGATGCGTTATCAGCACCAGTGCCACCGTTTGCAACAGGCAAAACACCAGTCACACCAGTGCTAAGTGGCAAGCCAGTTGCACCAGACAAAACAGGCGCGTTTGACTTTTCCCACAAACTGTTAACCGAGTTGTAAACAAGCGTCTGTCCGTTTGTTGGAGACTGAGCAGACACGTTGTGCAACTCATCCATCTCATATCCGTTTTGCACACGAACATAAATTTGACCGTTGCCTGCATTGGCACGTTCAACAACACCCATGTAAACAAGGTGATTTGGAGCGTATTGCTTGATGTTTGTCAGCGAACCGGGAGTTGACCCCAAGTACAAAGAATCACCCGAGGAAAACGATGACAGGTTTAAGCCTTCAATCACGCCTTGACACATGACAAAGCCAGTCTGATTAGCAGCAATGGCTTGATTGGCAAGGCCAAGCGTCTTGGCAGATGTCGAATCACCTGAGTTGCTTGCCAGCTTGACGGTGGCCCTGTCGCCTTGTGCGGCAAACAAATAAACTGCCTGTCCCTTTTGAATGGTCACGGACTCTGCGTTGGTAACACGCGCAAGGATTGATTGACCAATCCGAACAACGCCGTCAGCAAGAGCATTGAAAGCAATAGTTCCTTGGTCTGCATCCCAAACCATCTTGCCAACACCGGGCGCTTCAGTAACTGTTGTGTCAATCTGAACGTAATCGCCAGTGAAGCTGTTGCCTGCAATGTTGTTGTTGTCGTCAATGATGACACCAGAGTTCTGAATGGTCGAACCACTGGTTCCATTAAAGCGAGGAACGGCATTGTCTGTTGCTGTAGGCGACTTGGCAACAAAGTCTGTTGACGGAACAAATGCTGTCTCCCATGCCGTGCCGTTGTAGGTACGCATGACATTGTTGACGGTGTTCCAGTACAAAGCGCCAGTTATCAGCGCGTTGCCATCGTTGTCTGTTGCAGGGTCAGCGTTCTTTGCGCCAAGGTATCGGTCATCAAAGTTGTCGTACAGAGCAGCAGCATTTGCCTCAGACAAGGCAGCGGCGGTCTGAGAGGCCAGAGCAGCAGCTTCGGAAGCAGCAGCGGCATTCTCAGAAGCCAAGGCATCTGAAGCAGAAGCCGCAGCAGCAGCCTCGGAAATATCCGCAGCACTGGCGCTTGAAGCAGCAGCGTTCTGAGAAGCCAAAGCAGCAGCAGCAGAAGTTGCGGATGCTCCAGCGGAGTTGTAAGAGTTGACAGCCTGAGCGGCAGAAATGTCAGCACTACTATCAGCATCGGTTGCCGACAACGCTGCGTTTGATTCAGAAGTTGCAGCATTAGCGGCAGAGCCAGCAGCAGCGTTTTCAGAGGCTAATGCGGCGGCAGCACTATCAGCAGCATCCGAGGCGCTTGCAGCGGCAGCAGCGGCCTCGGCAGGGGCTGCAATGATTGCGGCCATATTGACATCGCAATTATCAATTGCAGCCAAGTTTGCATAAACAGCATTGATGGCGGTCAGGTCGTCAGCAACAGCCGTAATGCTGACAATGTTGTCGGCAATTTCAATAAGAATTGCGCTGCTGACGCCAATTGGGCCAATTTGCTCTTCTGTTCCATTGCTGTAAACAATGTCCAAGTAGGCATAGTCGTCAATATCAACTTCAGTAATGCTGACGATTCCATTGCCAGCGACACCGCGATCAATGTTGATGACTTGCGTTGGAGCAGGGTACAACTCCATCGCCACACCAGCACCAAACCCAGACTCCACAACCAGCGATGAAGATGCGGAAGGAGAAACAACGAGGTTAATGTTGTTTCCGTCAATGACGTTCACATCAATGTTTGCCATGCGAACGCTCCTTAAACAACAGCAGCAGTGTTAACAACGCCGTCAGAGCGTACAAGGAAAAGCAAGAAGATGATTGCGTCATCTTGCGGTGTGCCGCCAGACGCAGGGAAGCCAATCTTGATGCGACCAGAAAAGCCAACAGGGCTTTGTGCAGAGATGTCGAGTTCTGGATCATCAGCGATCACATCCCAAGCAGTTTGGTCAATCACAAGAGTGAACGAACCAGCGGCATCAACGCGATTGGTGATGGTCAAAGAGACTGGAGTGGGCGCAGGCGAGTAATCTGTAATGTCAAATGTCAGGCCGTTACGGCTGTCATTGATGTTTGTCAGCAATCGGCGCACGATTTGAGCATTGATGGTTGCACCAGTCAGATTGACAGGAGTTGAACCAGCGCCAGTGAAAACAAGATTCCAATACGTTTTTTGCTGATAGACAAGTTCGCCAGCAATGATTGGGTTGTTGAACCCAGACACTTGCGTCAAGGTGTTTTTATTGAAGATAGCCATTTGATTCCCCAAATCTCGGGTGGTGACGCTCCCCGCAAACTCGCGGGGCTACGAATGCTGTCTTGTCTTAATATGATTAATTTAGTAAATCAGCAATCATTTTTAATTCATCAATGCCGGGAGCAGATTCAATATCAGCTTGAATTGCCGCATATTTTTCACGGATGGCTTGACGAGAAAATTCAGCTTCAGCAGCTTTGGAAGGTATTGTGACTTGAACATCCAAAGGTGCAAACTCGGAGGCGCGTTTAGTTCGGCGAATTTCGTGTGCAATACTTTTTGCTTTGTTGAGGTTAATGGTAATCATGCGTACTCCCATGCGTTACGGAATGTGCGGTCTTCAGGGATGTCAGAGACATTTACGATCTTGTACGGCTTACCTTCAGGGATGTCCTTCATTGCTGCTTCAACAGACTCAACGGGGATGATGATAGCCACACCGCCATCATCAGTTGGGTAAATAATTCGTTTGTTCATTTTGGTTCCTTTAAGTTAGCGAAATATTAAAACAGAAATCCACTCCAAATCCGTTAAAGATTGGGAACCAATACTTGCCGTTCTCAAGCGTAAAGCAGAACTTGTTTTTGTGAAGGCAGGATAATACCCAGAAAAAAGTCCAGCCGAATTTCCTGCACTAATTGACTCAGCATAGTTTGCATCGCTCATCGCAGTCGTGAAGTTCGCCGTGTAATCACCAGTCCCATTATCCGTGATACTAGACACGTTTCCGCTTGCGCGAATCGCTACTGTTCCAGTTCCGTTAAAGTTTACCCATGCGCGGCAAAGGTAGCTTGGAGCTGATCCGGGAGGGTCTTGAAGCACGGACCCGCTATTTAGCGTTATATTTGTGCCCCCAACTGTAATTGTCATGATTGCTCCTTATGCGGCGATAAAGCCGTTTGCTTGATCCATTGTAAACTTTGTTACGCCGCCATATTTAAACAGCAACTGACCGCCTAACTCTTCAACTGTCCAGTTTGTTGTGGCCAAAATTGCGGCTTGTGCTGATGTGTTTGATGTGTCTGCATTTCCTGAAATATCAATATCCCATGTTCCTGTAGCGCCAGTTCCAGAGTTAGAAGGAACGGAAAGATTTGTTCGGGCTGCGCTTTCAGAAGAAGCGCCTGTTCCGCCATTTGCCACAGGAACAGCATTGACAAGGCCATCAGTCGCGTCCAACTGTCCGCTGGTGTTTAGGTTATTCGCAAGCTGCGAAAGATTAAAGGCTTGGGTCATGTGATGTCCTTATGCCGCGCCAGCCCGAGCAAATGTTTGCTGGTTCAAAAGCGTGAAATTGTTTGTGAATGCGTTGGTCAAATTATAGTTTGAACTACTGGCAGTGTAATCGTAGCCAGAACCCTTGGTCAATAGAGCGCCATTGGCATAAATTTCCATAGCCAGTGGGTTGCTGGCAAAGACATATGACAAAGCTCCCGCAACTGAATATGCCACAGTGTTGGTAACATTGGATGCAGGAATCCCAAGGTTGTTTTCTGCATACATGATGACGGTCATTTTGCCGCTTACGTTGGATGGGAATCCTGTAATGATGTTCCCAGATAGGTCATAGTCAACCTCGTTGAACTGAGCGCCATTGACGTAAACAGACTCAAAACCGTTTCTAACAGTGAAGTTTGATGGCTCGTATGACGATGCGTTGGTCAAGTCAAACGAGTACCGACTGAATGGCCTGTACGCAGCGCCAGCAGCACGTTTCCTGAAAACGCCAAGTCCAGCAGTCGCACCAGATATTGAGGTTGTGAAAGTGATGGTGTTGGTCGATGTATTTACGGATTGGACTGTGAATGTTGTAGGCGTGTCTGCGGAGGCTGGCTGGCTTGCCGCAAAGCACAACAAATCTCCAGCAGAAACAATTTGGTCGGTTGGGTCGCCATAGACAATTGTGTTTGTTCCACTTGAAGAAATGGTCGTCCCAAGAACCTCATAGTATTGATCTGTGCTGATGGCGTTCATACTGATGACAACAACAATCTCTCCAGCGGCGCAAGCTGTATTCATCACAACTGTTGTGGATGTCTCCGTGTACTCTGAGGTATCCAGCAATGAGCCATTCCTAAATGCAAGGATGTTGCCAACAATGTGAGTCACGGCAAAAGATGTCTGGCCGCCTGTTGCACTAAAAACAGTCTCTGTGTAGAAAAATTCATCAGACTCGGTAAAACCAACAACCCGTCCATAAATGTCTACGGTCAAAGTGGCGGCGCTAAAAGATTTTGAATAAATTCCAGAGCCGAAATTTAAGAACTTCTGCAAAGAAACGACCATTGATCCGCTGGTGTTGTTTGTCACACTCAACAAACCGTCAGCAGAACTCACAGCAGTTGTGCCAGCCCGTGTCAATTGACCTGTTCGCTCATCAAGGTCAATGTAGTTTTGTCCGTCTTCTAATGCTCCCCAGATGGACGAGTCGTACACGGAGGTTTCGGTTGGGACAAAAGCGCCGCCCAAATTTGCAAAGCCAGCATTTCCGACCGCAAAGCTGAACTTTCTGTTGGATCGACTGGCAAGCAACAAATAGTTGGAAGTGCCAAAGCTGGCTGCGTACCATGTGTAATCAGCGGGGTTTGTGCTTCCGTTGGCCGTGCTGTTGTTAAACAGGCCATAGTAGGTCTTGCCGCGAGGATTGAGGCTGAATCCAGATGTGCCTGTTGCGTTGTCAGCATAAGCCACAGCAATCCATCGCTCGGTGTATTGGAAGGTTGTTGGCCTCCAGTTAAACACAGCAGACGCTGGCGAGTATTGGCTTATAGCAGCAGGGTTGACCAGACGCGAGAACAAATACCAATTGCCAGCAGGAATCTGAAGACTAACAGTTGGCAAATCCTGCCCAACAACATAAGGCACACCATTGCTTGGAATGCTTGTTGTGCCTCCAAGATAAATCTGCGATGACGTTGGATTACTGAAGGCTGAATACCATATTTCAGCGTAGGTCACAAATCCAGCAGTACCCATGTACGGCTGAACATTGAAACTTGGAACAGCAGCGTATGGGTACGATGCGGAGATTGTCGGCGCAGGCAAAGTTCCAAAGAAAGCAGGGTCTGGAAGGTCTGTATTTGGCGCAGGCGTGTATTTGGTGATGTCTCGGTCATCGTAGACTTGAGCGTTGTATTCGTTCAATTCAAAAGTTGCGCCAAGATTGCCGTCTGGCAAAGAAATCTCAGAAACCTTCATCACACGGAACAGCTTGGCCGTCCAGCCGTATGAAGAATTCGTAATAGAGATGACATCGCCAGCATCCACTTGAATGCCTGTGTAGACCGTGCTGATGGTGACAATCAGGTCTTCACGGGCTTGCTCAAGAATGCGAGAAGCCAAGTATTGAGCCTGAACCGAATCATTGACCATCGACAACTGGATGGACTGCTTGTTCACTGGCTCATTTGGATACAGAAGGATGGCTGGAGTCTCGTAGTAAACAAAGTCAGACTGGTCACGGTTCTGCTTGCTTGGGAACTCTGCTTCAATCTGGTTGACGCTGCTGGTGATGTCAAAAGCACTGACGCGAATTTCACCAACAATGTTGTCATCATTAAACGCAAGTGATGTCGCTTCAGCCTTGTTGATTACAACACTCCACTGACCTAATGCTGCGTTGTATTGGTTCCAAGAGTCACACGCAACCATGATGGCATTGATGTTGGTCAAGCAGCTTTGCCCTGTGTCTACAACGCCGTTGATGCGGTAACGGGCTTGCGTATATGAGTTGCCGCTTTCTGTGTAAGGGATCAAACCATCAGAGTACGCATTTAGTGCCGTTGCAGAGGATGAGTTCACAATGTCTGAGGCCATTGCCGCGCCATACAACTCATTGGTCATGTAGTCATACCAAACATCACCGGGCTTTGCAGCACCTGCTCCATTCAAATACTGGCTTGCTTTAAATGTCACCGTCTGCATGTTGGTTGTCTCTGCATCACGGTTGTAGTTCAGTTTGACAATCGCAAAAGCCAAGCCATTCATTTGTCGGTTTGATGGCGACCAGCGAAGTTCAGATGGAATGTCACCACCGCCCATAAAAGAAGATGGCAAAGCAGCGCCGTTGGTTGATGAGATAACACCAGACTGCGAGGATGTGTACAAAGCAATAAACAGGTTGCCGCTAACTTTTGTGTCCACGTTTCCAGCGCCATCAGTCAAACTCACAACTTTGGTTTGGTCTGTGCCGTCAAAGGTCATCTTGCGATCACCCCAATACATGTCAGTAGTGTCAAAACCAAACTGACCGCTAGGACTGATGTGAGATACCACCATGACGTAATACATGGTCTTGGCATCTGTACTTAAAACGGCATCTATGAATCTGCCTCCGCAATAAGCGTCACCATAAAGCACTGGAATGCTGTTAGTAGATGACGGCGGGACTTGCTGGCGCACACCGTTGTCAATTGCTTGGTTTGAACTTGAATCAGGAGCAAATGTGCGAGACAAAAGCGTAGAAACGGCAAAATTAATTGCAAAAGCAGCCGCAGTTCCAAAAGCGGTAAGCGCTCCAGCCGCCGTAACAAATGCGCCACCAGCAGAGGCTAGTGCGGAAACAATCAATGACCCGACCATATCTATTCCTTCACAAAACTTGCACCAACAGCCTTGTAGCCGCGCTTGGTGTAATCAATCAACGGGCCTGATGCTGACACTGATGTAATGGAGAAATGTATGTCGCCACGCTCCAGCATCTCAGTAGCTTCTTTGTCAAACGCTTTCCATAAACGGCCACCGATTGTGCTGTTCCTGTACTCGGGTTCAACCCACCAAAGCAACTCGTTCAATTCTCTCACTTTTGGACACCAAACATTTTGACTTTTGATGCCAATAATTGCTCCACGCATGTGATTGTCTATGTAGATAAAGCCACGACCCATGATGATGCCAAACAACAGGCTTTCAACATATTTTGGATCATGGTTTAACTGCTTACCCAAAACTGCAATTGGATTCTCAAATGCGTATGCCTCAACAATTTCAAGCAGTCTTGGTATGTCATATCTTGTCGCTTTTCTTATCATTGGTAAAAACTTATTGATGACGTTTCTGATGGCGAATTAGATGGTGCGTTGGATGCTGCTTGACTTCCAGAGGAGCTTACTTTTGCGCCAAAGTCAAAGTACGAACCAGCAATCGTTGGGACTCGGTTCATGCTGGTGTCGTTTGGATAATAAACTTGCCAAATCTTTGGGGTTGTGCGAACGCCGCCAACACGGTTTTCAAGGATGGTCCTGAATGAGGCGCAAGAAAGACCGACAGTTGCAACGCGAGTTCTGGCTTGCTCGTTCCAATCTTCAGTGATGGAGAAGTTGGAAACAATGCCTTGATAGCGTTTGAAGAACTGCTGAGTCGGAGATTGAATGATCTGATTGTTAGAGTCCAAGAATCCGCGCCAAACCTCAATTCTAGAACCCTTGATTTCAGAGCCAAGAACAATTGCAATGTTGGTTCCATCAACTCCAGTCAATAAAATTGACAAGTCAGAACTGTTGGCTTTTACATCACGTTTGATGTCGCTTAACTGGAGCAAACTACCAAGGTTTGTAAACGTCATGTCGTCAACAGTAATTGGCGCAGCAGCGTTGCAAAACGTATATGTATTTGATGGCAGTGTTAACCTGATAAATTCTGCTTGCCGAATAGATGGACTATCCAGCGCTGTCATTATTGTCGTCATCCTGTTATGTCCTCTCTGAATACAAATGCGTCATCCCATTGCACAAGTGCGCTTGATGGGTATGGCATTAGTGTATAGGTTGGGCATCTTTCTGCCAATACGGTAAATGTGCAATTGTTGCCGCAAGCCACAGTTGCGCCAGAAACAGGCGAACCAATAATAGGCCGATGTATTGACACGGTAGCCGTTGCTCCAGTGTAAGGAACATCAGCAGTGATCTTGTAGCTGTAACCACCAATCATGATGAAATCGCCAGCCTTAAAGATTGGACCAGTAGATGATGGCAACCCTGCAAGCTGAATAGTTTGCGAGTTAGCCACAGGCGTAGCGCCTAGCGTTACAGTCGTTGGCGTTGTTGCAGCGCCGCCCTGATATGCGGTAAACCACCTCAAGTTGTCGCTGTTGAACGTAATTGTCTCTGGCAACTGACGGTCAAGGTTGTCGATTGTTTGAATGATTGTGCGTGAAGTGGCGTAAGCAAGATAACTATGCGGTGTAATAGTAAACATCCACGGCACTGAAGTTAGGTATTGCGCCACACGAACCTGACCAGATCGACTGTATTGTTGCCCAACAGTCCTACGGTTGTTGACCGTCATAGATTGTTGAATTTCAAAAATGGTTTGAAATGACATTAAGTTCTCCCGAAACTGGTAGACAGGTTCTTGTTGGCATATTGATTTGCCGCCCAAATCGCATTAGAACTACCTAGAAGGCGATCTTCAAACGATTTTGTGTCAATGGCATTGATGTAGTTGTTCGTGACGTTGGTGGTGCTTCCCATGTTGTTTAAGGCATGGTTAGGAATAATTGTTCCA